CGACGACATGCAGTCGTTCGCCGCGCGTGAGCACGCCGAGATGGAACGGGTCCTGAACGAACCGGACCGCGCGCCGCACATCTTCGTCTATCTGCGCAACACCGACGCGGACGCCGACCCGTGGGACGAAGCCAACTGGGCGCACGCCAACCCGGCGTTGGGTCAGTTCCTGTCGCTGCAATCGCTGCGCGACGAAGCGCGTGAGGCGCGAAACGACCCGAGCAAGGAGAACGCGTTCCGTCAGTACCGACTCAATCAATGGGTCACCATGTCGAGCCGGTGGATGCCGATGCACGTCTGGGACGCGACGTCGGGCAATCTGTGGCTGAACCCGGATCACGAGCGGCGCACGCTCGCCGGCCGGCTCGCGTTCGGCGGGCTGGACCTGGCGGCGAAGTTCGACCTGACCGCGTGGTGCCTGCTGATACCGCCGGGCGCCGACGACGAGCCGGACGCGCCGGCTGACGTGCTCTGGCGGTTCTGGCTGCCGGCCGCCGGTATCAAGCGCCTGGACAAGCTCAACGACGGCAAGTTCTCCCAATGGGCGAAGGCCGGATGGATCACCGTCACGGACGGCAGCGTCATCGACTATGACCGGGTCGTCGCGGATATCGCGCTGGACGCGCAGACATTCGAGATCGGCGGCCTGGACTGCGACGAGTGGTCTATGTGGCCGATCATCAAGCGGGTCGCGGACGCGTGCAAGCTGGATCCGGATACCGGCGGCGTGACGGCGTACCGCAACACCTACGACCGCATGTCGCCGGGCATGGATGAGGTCATGGGGCTGGTCACGTCCGGTCGGTTGCGCCACCACGGCAACCCGGTGGCGCGGTTCTGTTTCGACCGCTGCGAGGTTCGCCGCGCGCCGTACGACCCGAACCTGATCCGGCCGAGCAAGCCGGAGCGCAACGTCGACCGGGCGCGTATCGACGCGGTACCGACCGCGGCGATGGCGGCGAACGCCTGGCGGCTGCGGCTGTCCGGTAGTGACGAGCGGGTGTCGGCGTACGAAGACGAATCATTGATGGTCGTCTGATGCGCTGGTCACGGTGGCCGGTGCGGTCGCGGGTGCTGGTCAATCTCGACGACGGCGGCGCGTTCGATGCGCTGCTGTGGGCGAAGTCCGGTCCGCTGCTGGTGTTGCGTGACGCGCGGCTGCTGGCCGACGACGGTCAACCTGCGTCGCTGGACGGCGACGTGTACGTGGAACGGTCCAAGGTCGCATTCATTCAGGTACATAACCGCTGACGGGTGGGTGCGTCGTGGCGTTCGTCGTAACATCCGGTGAAGTCCAGGCGGTGCAGCGCGCGCCGGGCGCGTGGTTCGGTCCGTCCGTGCGACCGACCGTCGCCATGTCCGGCACGCTCGCGCTCACATACGAGGCGTTGTGGCGCGCGCAACCGGCGTTGCGGACCACGGTCGGTTTCCTGGCGCGTAACGTCGCGCAGCTCGGATTGGACCCGTACCGGCGGATCTCCGACAACGACCGCAAGAAGCTGACCGATCACCCGTTGGCGCGGATGCTGGAGCAGCCGTTGCCGATCAACGGATCGAAGTGGACGAAGTACCGGCTGCTGTCCACGCTGGTACACGACCTGTGCGTGTACGACAACGCGTTCTGGTTGAAGATGCGTATCGACGGCACCGGCGACGTCAACGGGCTGCTGCCGGTTCCGCCGCGGATGATTTTCCCTCGCGGCGTGAACTGGTTCGCCGCCGACGAGTACCGGCTGTACGGCAACGCCGGCTACCAGGACATCCCGGCCGACGACGTTGTCCATTTCCACGGCTACAACCCGGACGATCCGCGGCAGGGCGTGTCGCCGATCGAGACGCTGCGCCAGATCCTCGCCGAAGAGTTCTCCGCGGCGACGTTCCGCGAGCAGATGTGGCGTAACGGCGCGCGGGTGGCCGGCTACATCAAGCGGCCGGCAACCTCGGCGAAGTGGTCCGACACGGCACGTGAACGGTTCCGCGGCAGTTGGCAGGCGCAGTATGCCGGCGACGGACCCGCAACCGGTGGCACGCCGGTACTTGAGGACGGCATGGAGTTCATGTCGGCCGGCGTGACACCGCGCGACGCGCAGTACGTGGAGTCGCGCAAGCTGACCCGCGAAGAGGTCGCGGTCGCGTTCTACGTGTCGCCGGTGATGCTCGGCGTCATGGAGGGCGCGACGTTCTCCAGCATGACCGAGCTACACAAGATGCTCTATCAGGACACGTTGGCGCCGATGCTCGCGCAGATCGCGCAGGACGTCGAGTGCCAGTTGCTGCCGGATCTGGATCCGTCCGCGAAAGACGGCTCCGTCTATGTCGAGTTCAACCTGTCGGAGAAGCTACGCGGATCCTTTGAGCAGCAGGCGTCGGCGATCCAGTCGTCGGTCGGCGGTCCGTGGATGACGCGCGGCGAGGCGCGCGCCATGTTCAACTTGCCGCACATCGACGGCGACGAAGAGCTGATCACGCCGCTCAATGTCATTACCGGCGGCCTGGCGTCGCCGAACGACACCGCGCCGAACAGTCCGGACAACGGACCGTCCAACGGTCAACCACCGAAAGCGGCGCCGGTCGTGCGTGCCTGCCTGAAACGTCAACAACGCGTCACGTTGGCGCACGTCGGCGCGAACACGCCGGGTGTGTGGTTTGACGCCGGCCGCTGGAACGACGAGCTGACCGCCGACCTGGACGCGGCCGGCGTGCCGTCCGCACGCAAGCTCGCCGAGCTGGTCAACGGCCGCACGGCCGTACGCGTCGCGGCGGCGTTCACCGAACCGGATCCGATCGCAGCCGTACAGGACGCGTTCACCGCGCGCCTGGAAGATGAGGGGTAGACCGTGGATCTCAAGGCATGCAACGTCCGTGTCAAGTCGACGCCGGCCGCGACGGACGGCGTGTTCGAAGCCATCGTGAGCGTGTTCGGCAACGTCGATCACGTCGGCGACGTGGTGCAGCCGGGCGCGTTCGCGGCGACCCTCGCGGAGTGGAAAGCATCCGGCGATTCGATTCCGATCTTCTGGTCGCACCGGATGGACGACCCCCAATTCTGTATCGGCAAGGTGCTCGACGCCGAAGAGCTGGCACCGAACGACCCGCGGATACCGGACTGGGCGGATCCGTGGATCGCGGCGCACGGCGGACTGTGGGTCAAGGGCCAGATCGACACCGGTCCGGACGCGTCGAACGTGGCGAAGCAAACCCGCCGGCTGCTCGCCGACCGGCGCGTCACGCAGTTCAGCTACGCGTACGACGTGATCGACGCCGGTCCGTGCGTCGTGGACGGTCAGGACGCGTGGGAGCTGCGCGAGCTGAAACTGTTCGAGATCTCGCCGACGCCGATCGGTTGCAACGACCGGACCGAGCTGCTGGCCGCGAAGTCACGCGCGCGTCGCGGCGTAAAGGCGGCCGGCGTGGTGGATCCGGCGCTCGCGTCGCTGATCGGTCAGGCGGATCAGGCCATCGACGACGCGGTGAGCGCGGTCGGCGCCGCCGATCTGGCGCTCGACGGTGTCATGTCGGCGCTCGGTCTGGCCGACGTCGCCGACGACGACGCGACCGACGCGCAGCCGGCGTCGCTGTCCGGCACGGCGAGTCACGCAGATGTCCGCGCCGCGACCGGCGCGGTAAACGGAAATGCCAACGACGACACACCGGTCAACGACGAGGAACCCGCGAGGGTCAAGTCCGAGGAACTGGCGCGTAACGCCGCTGAATCATTCCGCGCGATGGACGGCCTCCTCTTGCTTGAGAGTGAGTTCGCTTCCTGATAGGGGAACGATTGCTATGGATTTTCTCAAGGCGATTCGTGCTGAGCTGAAGCTGGCGCGTGACATCGCGGACGCGGCCGAGGCGGCTGAGCGTGACCTGTCGAACGAGGAACGCGCGAAGGTTTTCAGCCACGTCGATGCGGCGAAGGGCCTGAAGAAGCGCATGGAAGATGGCACCGCGCTGCGCAAGGAAATGACGGACCTGTCCGAAGGTATCGGCATGGTCCACGACGACGAGCCGGCCGCGCGTAGCGGTTACGCCGACCGGTCCGGCGGCGCGAAGCGCGCCGGTTCGCTCGGCCGGTCGTTCGTGGAGTCGGCCGAATACAAATCGCTGCTCGCGTCGGTGCCGGACGGCCGGTTCGGCGAGAAGGCGCGCGTGCAGTCGCAGCCGTACGGCGTGAAGGATCTGATTACCGGCGCGGACACGACGTCGGGCGCTGGCACGCTGGTCGTACCGGACCGGCGCGGGCTGCTGGATCCGTTCTATCAGCGGCCGTTGACGGTCCGCCAGCTCGTGTCGCCGGGCACGACCGGCTCTGACGTGATCGAGTACGTGCGGGTGTTGAGCGTGACCAACGCGGCGGCACCGGTCGCGGAGGCAACCGATCCGGGTGTCATCGGATCCGGCGACCCGGCCATTACGGAGGCGGCCGGCGGTCTGAAGCCGATGTCCGGCATGACGCTGGAGAAGGACGTCACGCACGTCAAGACGATCGCGCACTGGCTGCCGGCGACGAAGCGAGCGCTATCCGATGCGGCGCAGATCCGCACGCTGATCGACAGTTTCCTGTTGTATGGCGTCGAAGAGCAGCTTGAGGATCAGATGGTCGGCGGCGACGGTACCGGCGAGAATCTGCTCGGCCTGGCGAACGTGTCCGGCATCCAGACGCAGGTCGCGCCGACCACCGGCGAGGACACGTTCACCGTGACGCGTCGCGCGCGGCGCAAGGTCCGCATCGGCGGCCGGGCGATACCGACCGCGTACGTCATGAACCCGGTCGACTGGGAGAACGTCGAGCTGCTGCGCAACACGCAGGGCACGTTCTACGGCGCTGGACCGTTCGCCATGTCCGCGCCCACGTTGTGGGGTCTGCCGGTCGTGGAGAGCGAAGCGGTACCGGCCGGCACCGCATGGTGCGGCGACTGGACGAAGGCGGTTCTGTACGACCGCGAGCAGGCCTCGATTCAGGTCACCGACTCGCACGCCGACTTCTTCGTCCGCAACCTGGTCGCGATCCTGGCCGAGATGCGCGCCGCGTTCGCGGTGCTGCGTCCGGCGGCGTTCGTCAAGATTTCCCTGTAGCGGATGGCGGTGACGGCGGTGACGTGTCCGTTGTGTGGCGTGGCCGGTCACGCGTGCGGACCGTGCGCCGCCGTCACCGCTGTCGACATTCCGACCACGATGAAAGGTCGCCAGATGGGCGAGCTACGCGAGTACCACGCGCGGATCAACGGCGCCGACACGACGGTGCAGCTCACCGAGGCGGACGCGAAACGGCTCGGCGCGACGCCGGTCACGGCCGCACCGTGTGCGCCGCGGCCGGACGCCGCGATGTCCGCGCGACCGGTCGACGACGTCGACAGCGTCGAGGGCAAGTCGCGGGTCGTGCTCGACAAGGCGCGCGCTCCGCGTCCGCACCGGTAGGCGGCGGCCATGCCGGACGTACGCAACGACCTGACCGACGCCTCGCCGATGGCGGTTGAGCACGCCGCGCACCACAACGCGCTCGCCGACGCGGTCAACGCCACGGTCGGCGGCGTCACCGGCGCGGACGGCGCAGAAGGACCGGCCGGGCCGACCGGTCCGGCCGGCGCGGACGGGGTCGCCGAACTGACGTCGCCGGACGGGCACGTGTACGCCGTCGTCGTCGCCGACGACGGCACGCTCGGTACCGAAGTGCTGTCCGTGCCGCCGCCGGTCGTGACCGGCGTCGAGCCGGACAGCGGACCGGAGTCCGGCGGGACGGCGGTCACGATCACCGGCCGCAACTTCGTGGACGTCATCGACGTCATGATCAACGCGCAGGGCGGGTTGTCGCACGTCGTGGTCAGCGACACGGAGATCACCTCTGTGACGCCGGCCGGTTCGGCCGCGGAAGCCGGACGCGTCATCATCCACGCCGCCGGCGGACCGAGTATCGACCCGGTCGACTTCACCTACGTGCCGGACGTACCGGACGTGCCGGCGGAGACGACGATCACCGGCATCGACCCGGCGACGGTCGCGACGTCCGCGGACGGCGGCGAAGCGACGATCACCGGAACCGGCTTCCGGATGGTCGTCACCGATGCCAGCTACGTCAAAGCGGTGTCGTTGGGTACCGCGCAGGCGTCCAGCATCGTCGTGGTCGACGACACGACGATCACGTGCCAGTTGCCGACCGGCGACGCGTCCGGCCAGACCGGACCGGTCGACGTCGCGCTGCGTATCGACGCTGTTTTCGGCGGCGACCCGCTCGGCGAGATCGTCGCGACACTCGCCGGCGGTTTCACCTACCCGGCATAGAGAGGGTTCTGACATGGCGACGTTCGGATCCGGCACGTTCGGCGGCACCACGACGGACGCGACCGAGGCCGGTCCGCTCGCCGCGCTCGCGGAGCTCGCCGACTATCAGCGCCGCGATCTCGGCGGCGTCGAGGCGACCGCCGGCCTGGCGTTGGCCGGCGCGTCCGGCATGGTCCGCGACTATCTCGGCTGGTCGGTGTCCGCGGAGTCGACCACGTTCACGCTCGACGGCACCGGTACGCCGCTGCTGGCGGTGCCGACGCTACGGCTGACCGACGTCACCGAGGTGCGCCTGGACGGCGTGGCGCTGGCCGCCGGCACGTGGACGTGGTCGGCGCGCGGGCATGTGCGCCGCACGGCCGGCGTGTGGCCGGACACGTTCCGCTGCGTCGAGCTGGACTGCTCGCACGGCTACGACCCGGTACCGGACGCGGTGAAGCTGATCGTGCTGTCGGTGGCGACCCGTGCCATGACCAACCCGACCGAACCTGGCCTGATCTTGAAAACGGTCGGCGCGATCAGTCGCCGGTGGAACCGTGCCGCCGACGACGTGGCGCTGACCGCGCTGGAAACGGCCGTCATCGACCGGTACCGGCTGCCATGAGATCGCCGGGTGCCGACGACGTGACGGTCGTCCGGGCGTCGCTGGTCGACACGGACCGCTACGGCGCGCAGCAACGCGACTGGCCGGCGGCGGCGCAGACCGTCGTGACCGGCGTGTCGGTGCAGTACCTGTCGCCGAGCCTGGAGACCGACGAGGCGCGCCGCGAGTACGCGTCAAGCCATCTGGCGCTGTTCGCGCCGGCCGGTACCGACCTGCTCTCCACGGACCGGGTGCTCTGGCGCGGCGAGCTATTCGACGTGGACGGCGAGCCGTTCACGTGGATCGACGACGACGGCGAACCGGATCATCTGTTCGCCGCACTGAAACGCCGGACGGGGTGAACCGATGGCGGTGACGTTCGGCGACATCGAGGCGGCCGTGATCGACGCGATCCGCGCCGACGCGGCCGTGGTCGCGCTCGACGCGATCGTGTCCGCGGATCTGATCGGATTCGGTTCCGGCACGGCGCCGTCATGGGTGCGCGTGCAGCGCACCGGCGGCGTGCCCACGTTGTGGATGAACGTCGACAACGCGCAGCTCACCATCGACGTGCGCGCCGCGAGCAAGGCGGCGGCGTTGGATCTCGCGGAGGCGGCGCGCGGTGCAGTGTTCGCGGCGCGCGG